TTTCAATGTTAGATAGTACTGATAAGAAAAATCCTGGTAGACGTGTTCTAAAGAAGATTGTACAAGATCAACGTGACCGTTGCAACACCCAGCTGTATGTTCGTTGGCTCGAGAACAAATATAAAACAGACTATCCAGAGCCACGTAAGGAGTTCCCTAAATTCTTGTATTTACAAGATGTGTTGAATATCCTTAATAACAATGAGGATATTATTCCTAAGAATACTTATGATACAACTCCTATTAGTAGAGTAACTAATGGTGTTCCTATGGAATTTCGTGATGTTACTATTGCTAAAGTTCAGGAGGGTTGTTTAGGTACATTGGGTATCTTTGATAGAAGTCATATTTCTCTTAATTTTATTACTAAACTAGGTGTTTGGTTTACTGATAAAGAGATGAATGACTTAACTGTTAAAGATGAAAACGGTAAAGTTAAAGACAGAATTGAGGTAATCAAAGAGCGTCATAATCTTCGCCCTAATGTTAACTTACGACCAAACTTCAAAGGTCTTACTTATACAGAGCTTCGTGCTATGTTAAATTTAAAGACTAAGAAGTATTCTGATTTATCTACTGATCAATTACTTGTTCTTCGTGATAAAGTATTATTTAGATTCGAAGAAGAAATTGATTTTCATATCTCACAATGGGAAGAGCGTATTCGTCAACTTGAGGAAGTCGCTCAAGCTAAATTTGGAGTATCACTTATTAATTAATGTCACAGGAGTTAGAATTATTTGACTTACCTGTCGATAGAACTGCTAGACAAGAAGAATGTAGAGTAAAATGGATTAAGAATAAATGTGTAGGAACTTTAGAAGCCTGTACGGGTTTCGGGAAGACCCGTGTAGGTTTAAATTGTATTGAAACATTACACAAACACTATCCTAATTTTAGAATGCTTGTAGTAGTTCCTACTGAAACACTTTATAATCAATGGATTACACAATTAGCAGAACGTGATTTATCGTTTTGTACAGAAGTTGTTATCATAAATACAATCGTTAAACATACATGGACTTGTAACTTATTAGTTATAGATGAAGTTCATAGAATGGGTGCGGATGAATTTTCTACAATTTTTCAGAAAGTTAGGTATAGATATATACTTGGCTTAACCGCTACCTTAGAACGATTAGATGGGAAAGATGTTATCGTGAGAAAATATTGTCCTGTCATTGATACAATTACATTAGCTGAAGCACGAGCAAATAATTGGGTATCTCCTTATAAGGAATACCAAGTTTTGCTACATGTTGATGATATTGGTGAATATCAGAAAATGAATGCTGAATTTAATGAGCATTTTGGTTTCTTTGGCTATGATTTTGATTTAGTTTGCAATAAATTAGTGGGGAAAGATGGCTACAAATATCGTTTAGCATTAAGAGATAAATTAGTCTCACCAAATGCTTCTAAGCAAGAAAAAAGTGATATGTTAAAACTTATTACTATGCATGCTGTAGGAGCTATGCGAGTAATGCAACAACGAAAGAAATTTGTAAATACTCACCCAAAGAAAATAGAAATTGCAAATAAAATTATAGCTGCAAGAAATGATAAAAAAATAATTACTTTTAGTAATACTAAAGATATGGCAGCACAAATAGGTAAAGGAGAAGTTTATACAGGAAAGCAAACACCTAAACAGTGTGAAGCAATTCTTAATAGATTTAGTAATAATCCTAGTGGTGTCTTAAATACATGTGCTAAAGTTAATGAAGGTTTAGATGTAAAAGGATTATCTGTAGCAGTCATACTTGGAATTGATTCAAGTAAAACTAAAGCTATACAAAGAACAGGACGTGTTATACGTTTTGAACCAGGTAAAGAAGCTGAAATATTTACACTAGTGATAGCGGGAACTGTTGAAGCTAACTGGTTTGCAAATAGTCATCCAGATAAATCTAAATACATTACCATTGATGAAGTAGAGTTAGAAAAAGTATTAAACCATGAGGAATTTAAGACTTATCAAAAGCCTATTCCTAAAATGAGTTTTAGATTTTAAATTTATAGTATGTAATTGTTCCGACCTGAGAAGGTATTAATCATTTTACAGTTAGAGATAGGATGTAAAAATTCTAATTGATAACTGTTTTGAAACATTTTGAATATACTATTGATGCTGAAATCTCAATCATGGAAGAATATAAACTTAATCCTAACGAATTATTTGTTTTAAAATGTATTCTTTTACTCCAAGAAACTATCGACACAGAAGAAGAAGATGAACATTTACTAAGATATCTTCAGATACCTGAAGAAATAAGAGGAGATATTCGTCAAATTCTCATTAGTTTACAGAATAAAGGAATTATTCTTAAATCATATGTTATTCCAATGAAAGGTCAAGCATTTGACCCTGCTGAGATTCAAATTAATAAATCTTTTATTAAGAAATTATATAGAGGTTCTATTGATATGGGTCGAGAATTACTTGAGGCTTATCCAATGTTTAGATATGTTGGAAATTCTTTAGTAAGTATGCGAGGTTTTTCTAAAAAGTTTAATTCTATGGAATCTTTCTCAAGATTTTATGGAAAAACAATTAGATGGAATCCAGAAACGCATAAGCAAATATTGGAATTACTTCGTTGGGAAGAAGAGAATAATGTTAATTTTATTAACTTTAGTCTTGCAACTTTTGTTATTGAACAAAAATGGATTGAGCTTGAAGCATTGAAAGAAGGTAAGATTGCTAATGTTAATTTTGACACGATAAAGAGTCTATGACAATAGATTCCTTTTTTGAAGATATTGATAGGGGTCGTGATGGTCGAAATTGGGGATATAGCTTAGGACTTTCTAAATTAGAGGATTTAACTGATGGTTTAACTAAAGCTACTTACACATTATTATTTGCAAGTTCAGGTGTAGGTAAATCATCGTTAGCCTTATATTCTTATATATATCGTCCTATTATGGAACATCTTACAGATTGCAAATTAAAGATTACTTTATTTGCTCTTGAGATGAAAAAAGAAATGATATATGCAAAGTTACTAAGTACATATGTTTATGAAAAGTATGGTGTTTCTTTATCAATGAAAGAAATATTTTCTCGTAAGAAAGGATATCGTCTTTCTGATGAACATCGTGCTATTTTAGAGGAATGTAAACCTTGGCTTGAAAAAGTATTTAGAGTATTACATGTCATAGATGAATCTATGTCCGCTAATAAATTTTATAAACATGTAATTAAAGACTTGGAAGAAGATGGTACTTTTACAGATACTGAACATCATTCTGGTTATGTAAAAAATAATCCAGATATGATTCATTTATTTGTTGTAGACCATTTAAATCTTGCTGTTCCAACAGGAGGTAGAAGTAAGAAAGAGGAAATTGATTTAATATCAAATATGGCAGTAGGTATTCGTAATAGAACTGAAGCTTCCTTTCTTATGATTATGCAAAGTAATAGAGCTGTAGCTTCTATGGACAGAAAGAAACAAGGATTTAATGAACCAATTAAAGAGGATATTAAAGAATCAGGTGTTCCTGCAGAAGATGCAGAAATTATCTTAGCTTTATATGACCCAAATAATGATCATTTAAATACCTATAAAGACTGGAATATTAAACTACTTGGAGAACGTTTCAGAGCTATTCTATGTTTAAAATCTAGATATGGTGAAAGTAACGCTCGAGTAGGTTGTTTCTATGATGGAAAAGTTAATTATTGGGAAGAACTTCCAAAGAAAGTAATTGACTACACTCCATACCTCCGAGAAGGAGATATAGATAATTCAATATCAACAGATAATGTAGACAATAAAGATACAAATAAACGTAAATTTAATTATACATTATAAATATGGCAGAATTAATTGCAGTAGTAGGAGAAAGTGGTAGCGGTAAAACCACAAGTATTAGAAATCTTGATCCAGAAACAACTTTTATCATTTCAACTACAGGAAAACGTCCTGGTATTCGTGGTGCTAAGAAAAAGTATCCAGATGTAAAAATTGATAAGGAAAATAACACTATTACAGGTAATTTCTATACTACTTCTAATATTGACAATATTGTTAAGATGATGAAGTTAGTAGATAAGAAAAGACCTGAAATTAAGGTCTTAATTGTGGACGATTTTCAATATCTACAGGCGTTCGAAGCTATGAATCGTGTAGATGAGAAAGGATACACCAAATTTACGGACATTGCTAAACATGCTTATGAAGCTCTTAAATCTGGTATGGATTTACGAGATGATTTATTTGTTGTAGTAATGACTCATAGTGAAAATATTGGAGACAATATTAATCCTTATTATAAAATTAAGACTCAAGGAAAAATGCTTGACACAGTTATTACCCTTGAAGGTTTATTTACATATGTGTTATTTACTCGTGTTAGTAAAGATGACACAAATGATACTACTAAATATGAATTCATCACAAATAGTGATGGTACTTGCACTGCGAAAACTCCAATGGGGTTATTTGAAGGTGATATTGAAAATGATTTAAATAAAGTAATTGAAAGTATTATTGCTTATAACGAAGGAGAATAATGAAAGTAAATAGTGCAATTTTAACAGTCGAATTAGTCGACGAATCAACTGGTGAATTAACATCAAAAGAGTATGATGTAACTGCTCTTGTAGCAGCTAAAGTAGGAGTTAAGAAAACTCCTACTGCTAAGAAAGCAAATGCATCTAAAGTAGTGGAAGAGGCAACTCCAATTCTTCGTCTAGAAGAAAATAAATATGCACTTACATCAGGTGCTATTGAAGCTCTTGGAGCCGTACCTGGTGAAAGTCACATAGATATTAAATTCCAAAAGATTAATGATAAACAAGTTCCTGTAATTGGTCTTGATGAAGTATTTAAGACTAAGGGTGGTAATAAATTAGCTAAAGCAGGTACTGTTAGTTATCGTGGTAAGAACAATGAATCATTATCTAAATATGGTTCAGAGTTTACTTTAGAAGCACATCCTTCAGTAGAAGGATTGTTTATTTTGAAGGGCAACAAAAATCCAGAAGTTGAAACTGAAGAAGTTGAAGCTGAGGAAATTGCTGTACCAGAGGTCGAAGATGAAGAAAATTTACTTGATGACCTTACCGCAGATGTAGATGCTACAGAAATTAACGCAGATGATTTTGATTATACACTTTAATTTGATTAAACAATGGATTTAAATTTTGGTAAATTAGCAAACACTCAGGGTATTTCAACAGGTAGTCGTTATCTTAAACCATGGACAATCACAAAAGTGAAATTCATGGGTTGTAAGGTAGATGAAATTCAAGGTAAGAAAGACCCAACTGCGGTATATAAAATCTTGGTAACACGTTTTGAAGAAGCTTCAGGAGAAGATAATCCTAGATTTTATGAGGAAAAGACATTCTTCCCTAAAGATACTGATGCCAAAAGACCTGTATTTGAAAGTAATAAGGGTTCTTATGAAGCTCCATCTAACTTTGAACAGTTAATGGCATTTGTAGCTCAGCTTGGTACAGTTCTTAATCCTGCAGGTTTTAAGAAGATGCAGGAAATCAGTAATAAATTTAGAAGTTTTGATGATGTAGCTAATGCACTTATCAAAATTACTGAACCAGCTAAGGGTAAAGAATTTTATCTTAAACTTGTAGGTAAAACTAAGGATGGTCGCACTACTGCAGTTCTTCCTCGCATTGTAGCATTAAATAAATCTGGAGAAGTCTTTACTTCTGATAACTTTATTTCAGATAAAGAAGGCTTCTTGGCTTTCAGTGACTATGATGAAGGTAAACGTCAGGCATATCTTGCTGCTAAACCAACTGATATGTCAAAAGTAGACGATAAACCTAAAGAAGTTCCAGAGGTTCAAGCTTCTGGAAATAAAGGTTCTGAGGATATTGATGGTATAGACGATTTTGATAATCTTTTAGACTAAGTAAAATAATTCTTTTGGTTCATGGCTTTAAACTTTACGATTGAACCGAAAATTACTAAGGATTATTTACTTTCCCAATATTCAGAGGAAACTTATATGCAATATTATCTTGGAGTAGAGGTGAAGAAAGGTTTATTTTGTTCACCTCTACGAAAAGATAATAATCCTACTTGTTCTTTTTATAGAAATTCTTCAGGAGAATTAATATTTAAAGATTTTAATGGTTCTTTTTATGGTAATTTTATTAATGTGGTAATGACTAAATATTCAGTTAATTACCATCAAGCACTAAAAATTATTGCAAATGATTTTGGAATTATCAAAAGAAAGAATATTCAAAAACATGAAGGAGTAATTCAAGTAAATACTCCTAAATTAAATACAAGTGGGCATGCTAAAATTCAAGTGGAAATCAAAGACTTTACTAAAGCCGAACTTGATTGGTGGAATCAATATGGTATTACACCACAAATATTAAAAAAATATCGAGTATATTCTTGTAAAACAGTTTTCTTAAATGATAATATATCTAATACATATGATGGTAAAACATTAATGTTTGGGTATTATGGTGGAATGATGCAAGGTAATGAGTTATGGAGAATCTATTTTCCTGGACGTCATAACTTTCGTTTTCTTACTAATTGGCCCGCTAAGAAAATACAAGGGTATAAACAGCTTTCAAAGACTGGTAAATTACTTATAATTACTAAGTCAATGAAAGATGTTATGTGTTTACGTTCTTTAGGAATAAATGCTTGTGCACCAAATTCAGAAAATCTTTT